CGGATTACTTCCAGTGTTGCAAGGAGGTTTGGTGTGAACGATACTACCATATACCTGTATATCCGGGAAGGGATGCCACAACTCACAAAGAATAAATACAACCTGTTTGATGCTTTACAGTGGTATCTCGGCACCCTTAAAAACAGGATGTCGGCAGCTCAGGAAAACTATGAGTATGAACAGGAAAAAGCCCGCAAAACAAAAATCGAAGCAGACTTAAAACAGATAGAGCTTGACTTGGCTCAGGGCAAAGCAGTAACTATTGAAGAGGCAATAACAAAAACAAGTCAGTTGTTGGTGAAAGTTAAAAACATAGTGATGAACATTCCGCAAAGAGTGGCACCAAAAATAATCGGTAAGTCTTTGAAAGAAACAAAACTAATCCTTCAGGATCAGCAACGGGAAGCCCTTAATGAAATCCTTAATTTTAAGTTTTATGAAGAACCCAAACAACCACGCAAAAAGAAACCTGCAACAAAGAGAAAGAAGGTAACAAAATGAAATTAATATTCCTTGACATTGATGGGGTGCTGGTTACCCCAACATCACATACAAACTTTCTTGAATATAAAGAAATGGCAGATGTTATGGGGGTGCTACCTAATGAAGATGCAATATTTGAAAGGGATGCGATAAGAAACCTTCGTGAGCTTGTATCAAGAACCGGGGCAAAGGTTGTTGTAATTTCTCAATGGAGAAAAACAATCTCAATTGGTAAAATTATTAAGATGCTTAATGATGCCGGGTTTTTGTTTTGGTATAAAATTCTTAACACAGACGATTGGTTTTGTAGTGACGCTAAAAGGTCACGTGAGATAAAAGACTTTCTTAGGGCGGTGGTAGAAGTAAATCGCTATCATGAAGAATATGTAATCATTGACGATTCAAAAGATTATGAAGATTACCAATTAAAACATCTTGTATCTCCTGACCCGGAAAAAGGTTTTACAAGAGAGGATATGGAAAAAGCAATTAAGATATTGGAAGGTGCAAAATGACCCTCTACCTTCCTGCAACGGTTAGAAAGTTTGAAGAGCAAATAATCAAAATTGCTCCTATTGCTGTTCCTCCCAAAAGGCAAAACCTGTCGGAGTGGGCAGATGCTAACAGAATACTTTCACCGGAGGATTCTGCAGAACCGGGTAAATGGAACAGTGACAGATTCAGACTGCAAATTGAAATAATGAATGAACTTTCCAATCCTTACTCCGAAAGGGTTGTAATTGTGGCAGCCTCGCAGTTGGGCAAAACACAGCTATCAATGAACGCCCTTGCTTATTATATCGATTACGACCCCTCACCTATTTTATTTGTCCACTACTCCGACACCCTCGCAGAATCGTGGTCGAAAGATCGGTTTGCCCCAATGATCAGAGACAATCCATATCTAAGGGAAAAGATAGGAGACCCAAAAAGCAAAACCACCGGGAACACAATACTTCATAAATCTTTCCCGGGTGGACACATAACCGCAGTTGGTGCAAACTCACCCGCAGGCTTGGCTTCCAGACCGATTAGAATCCTGTTTCTTGACGAAGTGGATCGTTACCCCGCTTCTGCAGGAACAGAGGGAAACCCGGTTAAACTTGCAATTGCAAGAACCAAGACATTCGACAATAAAAAAATCATAATGATGTCAAGTCCGGGAAATACTGACAGCTCACGAATTTGGGCAGAGTATATAAACACCGACATGAGAATTTATAAGGTGCCTTGCCCCCTCTGTGGATATGAGCAGGAGTTAGTTTGGGAACAGTTGAAATTCCCTGAAAGAAATCCCGACAATACATATTACGAATGTTTGGATTGTAAGGGTGAAATCCGTGAGCAGGATAAATATCCGATGGTTCAAAAAGGGAGATGGATAAAACAAAACCCTGACAGGATTAACAGACCGGGTTTTCATCTGTCTGAATTATATTCCCCCTGGTCAACATGGGAGGAGATGGTAAGGGATTTTCTGGAGGCACGCAAAAGGCAAAAAGAAGGCGACCATCAGGATATGAAAGTATTCAAGAACACTCGCCTTGCGCTAACCTGGGATGAAGATGTTTCCTCTGATTTTAAAATGGATGCACTGCTTAAACGGGTGCAATACTATAATGTACCAAACGAAGTGTTATATATTACCGCCGGGGTTGATGTTCAGGATGACCGCCTTGAAACTCTGGTGGTTGGTTGGGGACTTGGTGAACAAAGTTGGATAATAGACTTTAGACAGTTTTGGGGAAACCCCGCAATTAATTCGGTGTGGGATCAATTGTATAATTATCTGCGAACACCGATGGGAAACAGAATGATAAATTCAAGCGGAGTTGACACCGGTGGACATCACACCCAACGGGCTTATCAATTTGTTAAGGCAAACCTTCACTTTCGGTTTAAGGCGTTTAAAGGTTCGAGCACTCACGGAAATCCGATTGCACCACTTAGACCTTCCCGGAATAACAAGGGTAAAGTACCACTTTATACAATCGGCGTTCACGCTGCAAAAGATTTGATCTTTTCCAGATTAAGAGTTGACACTCCGGGACCCGGGTATATGAATTTTAATCAGGTGTGTGATGCTGAATTTTTCTCACAGCTTACAAGTGAAGTAAAGGAAAAATATTACTCAGGTGGACAAACTTTATACCGATACAAAAAAATAGAAAACCGCAGAAATGAGATTCTTGATTTATTTGTATATGCACTCACGGCTCTGAAGATCGATAACCCCAATCTTCCAAAAATGGAGCAACTACGATTGCAGGCGATAGAAGAGGGAAAACCCCAACACCCGGCGAACCCAATGGACAATGCAAAAAAGATTAAACTTAAAAAACGGAGCACATGGACAATATGAAAAAGACATCTGAAATACACATACGATTATCGCAGGATAACGCCAACAAAGTTTTAAGATTAAGCAGAAAACATAATATGTCTTACTCCGCTGTTGCTAATCAGTTGCTTGATCAGGTTGATGTATCAAATATTACGGTAGAAACCAAAGTAGAAACCAAAACCGAAACAGTAGTAATTAAGAAAATAATCCTCTAACCTTTCCCCTTTCATCTTTGGGCACGCTTAAAAAGTGGGCTTTCTGCGTGCCCCACTCAATTGCCCCACTTTCCCTATTGCAATTATTAACACTTTCATATATATAGACTTCCGTATTTTTTACATATACGGAAAAAATGAACGCCCCAAAAGAAATAACCGCAGGCTTTACGATTGAGTGGGAAGAATCCCCTTCCGATTATCCCTCTGATACCTATGGACTTAGTGCCACATTAGTATTACAGTCATCAGCTGCAACCCGCTACACCGTAACCGCCACCGCAAACGGATCAGGTTTTGCGTTTTCCATTCCTGCAGCAACATCCGCAAGCTACACCGCCGGGACTTACAAACTGCATATATACGCCACTCTTGCAGATGCAAAATATTTTGTTGGGGTTCAAGATGTTCAAATACTCCCCAATCCCTTCACTGCCACAGGCGACACCCGTGAACATAACCAAAAAATGTTGGATGCCATTAACGCAACTTTGGAAGGAAGAGCGGTTCAAGAATATCAATCTTTGGCAATTAACGGTTATTCAGTTACTCAATTATCGCCAAGCGAATTAATGAGGTGGAGATCATACTACATTAACGAACTTAGAAAACAGGCAAACGCCGACAGGATTGCATCCGGTAAATCACCATTAAACACAGTATTTGTTAAATTCAAATAACCAAAAAGGACATCGAACAATGAAACGGTTCACCTTAATAGTCACACTCTTTTTTATCTTTTCTGCTGTTGTTTTCCCTCAGATTACAACAAATGCGAAAGTAATCAAAGGCACCAATAATCTCACAGTAGTAATGGCAGGACTTGCCGATACAGTAACCCCATACTACTCAAACGCCTTTTCGCTCCTGGGTTGGGATGGTGTTGACTTAACTTCATACCCATTAACCGCCGGTGTTAAATTAGCCGGTACATCACTTGTAACCAGAAGATTATCCTGCTACATACAAGCAAGCTACGATCTTACTAATTGGGCAAATGTTGACACCATCTCGCAGGTCGATTCAGTTAATACACTGATACTTAAAACAGGTTTAACTTTGAACGGTTATCGAGCCCCATATTATCGATTTTATGTTTTGGGAGGTACATCCGCCAACGATGACACAACTTATGATATTAGACTTTACGCCTGGAAAAGGGAATAAACAAATTGAACCTTTCCGGTTGGGTTAAAAAAACATTCTTACCAAAGTCTAAGCGGCAGCAGAGAGGCTTTTTTGCTGCCGCTATGGACCGTTTAACGGCGGATTGGAAAACTACATCCGGGCAGATCGATAGCGATCTCCGTGGTGATATTGCTGTTTTAAGAGCCCGAAGCCGTGAGCTTTGTAAATCCAACGATTACGCAAAGAAATATCTAAGGCTGTTAAAACAAAACATAGTGGGAGCAGACGGGTTTATCCTTCAGGTTAAATCTTATGATTGGACAAAGGATAAAACAGGCGCTTACAAAAAACAGTTTGATGAAACCGCTAACAGGATTCTGGAAGAGGCATTTTACAAATGGAGTGATAAAAGATTTTGTGATCTTACCGGTAAACTGACATTCAGACAGATGTGTAACATAGCAGTTGAAACGGTCGCAAGAGATGGCGAAATAATATTTAAGAAGATTAACGACAGTGGATTAAACGAATACGGCTTTACGCTGCAAATGATTCCATCTGATTACTTGGACCACACATTTAATCAAGAGGGTAAAAACGGTTCATACATTCGGATGGGAATTGAATATTCAAAGTATGGTAAACCTGTGGCTTATCACCTTACAAGACAATTACCAACATCTGAATTATTTGGGGTTATTCCTTCAGGGGAAAGAGATCGGATTCCTGCCGATCAGATAATACATTTATTTTATCAGGAACATCCAACACAAAGCAGGGGCTTCAGTTGGTTCACTCAGTCTATGTGGAAACTTTATCAACTCGGAAAATTTGAAGAGGCATCTGTTGTAAACGCAAGAGTAAGCGCCGCAAAGATGGGATTTTTTAAGGATTCCAACAATGACGGTGTTGAATCAGAGTATGAAGAGGAAAACGGTCAACTGATTGACGGAGTTGAACCCGGTTCAATGTCCTATATCGGAAACAAGGATTTTATTCCATTCGATCCAAAGTTTCCAACAGATCAATATGAAGGCTTTACAAAATCGATGCTTCGGGCAATCGCCTCAGGATTAGGAGTTTCATACAACACCCTTTGTAATGATTTGGAAGGGGTTAATTATTCCTCAATTCGTGCAGGGCTGCTTGACGAAAGAGGATTTTATAAAGAAGTTCAGGGATGGTTTAGGGATGCCTTTCTTATTCCCGTTTATGAGGAATGGTTAAAACAGGCATTATTATCTCCAAACATCAACCTTCCTGCAATGAAGTTTGACAAGTTTAACCAACCTAAATGGATTGGTATTCGTTGGCAGTGGGTTGACCCGTTAAAAGACGCTCAGGCGAATAAACTCGCAATCGAACAGGGATTTAAAACAAGACAGCAAGTAATATCCGAACAGGGTGCAGACTTCCTTGAAACAGTTGAATCACTTCAATATGAGCAGGAAATCTTAAAACAATACGACATTAAAATAGGTGAAAACAATGGAACCGAACAAAAAGCATCCGGAACTTCTGAAAATGGAACACAGAGCATTGAGGATGATCCCGGAGCAGATGAATGACGAAGAGAGAGAAGTAGAATTTTCCTGTTCATCTGAAGAGCCATACAACCGTTATGGATTTATTGAAATACTTTCACATGAACCCGGTCACATAAGGCTTGGAAGGCTGTCGGACGGGGCTGCACTCCTGTTTAACCATAATTGGGATAAACTTCTCGGAGTAATAAAATCATGTGAAGTAAACGCAGACACCAGAAAACTTAGAGTATCAACAAAGTTTTCAAGTAATGAAGAGGGTTTGGAAGCCCTGAAAGATGTTAAGGATGGAATCCTTACAAAAGTTTCTATCGGATATATGGTTCACAAATACACAGAAGAGGGAGCTGATCAAGAAGGCACCCCAATTATTCGTGTAACAGATTGGGAACCGTATGAAGTAAGCCTCGTTACTGTTCCTGCTGATAACACAGTTGGAATCGGAAAGAGTGCACAACAAAATGAACCAATACAAAATTTACCAACAGAGCCCGAAAGGACACATATTGTTATGGAACCGAACATTCAGGACATCCAAAAAAACGAACGAGAAAGAATACTCGCTATTAATCAGCTTGGTGCTGTTTATGGTGCTGACCTTTCCAGATTTATCAATGAAGGCGCTACGGTTGAGGCTGTTTTAGGACACCTCAGAGAGAGCAACAAAACCCCCGCCGTAACCCAGGTGAAAGAACCTGAATTTACGCCAAAGGAAAAAAAGATTTACTCACTCCGCAATGTTTATGCAGACCTTTCCTCAGGTGGGAAAAAAGAAGCAGGCTTCGAGAGAGAAATTTCAAAGGAACTTGAAAGAATTTACGGGACCCCCGCAGAAGGTATCATAGTTCCTTACTCAGTCTTTACAAGAGATTTGACTTCCGGTGGTGCTGCAACAGGCGCTGAATGGAAAGGAACCGATCATCTTGGCAGTGAGTTCATTGGACTTCTTAGAAATAAGATGGCTGCAATTCGTGCCGGTGTTAGAGTGTTACCAAACCTTAAAGGCAATGTTGACATTCCAAAACAAACAAGTGCATCAACAGGATACTGGGCTACCGAAGTGGCTGCTATCACTGAGAGCACACCCGGAACCGCTTCACTCACATTGCAGCCAAGAAAATCAGGCGCTTATGTTGAGGTTTCAAAAATGCTGTTGGTTCAATCTGACCCATCTGCAGAGATGTTGGTTCAGGAAGATTTGTTTTCTGTCCTGTCTTTAATGTGGGATAAGGCAATACTTCAGGGAACAGGCTCACCACAGCCGACCGGTATTTCAGGCACACCAAACATCGGTGGATTTACCGGAGCAGGTTTGAACTATGCGGCAATACTCGACGCAATAAGCGACATCGAAGTTGCAAACGCAGACATCAATACTCTGAAATGGATCACTGACCCAACGGTTAAAGCAATTCTCAGACAAAGAGAAAAAGTTGCGGGTTATCCTCAATTTTTGATGGAAGCAGATGGGACCATTGAAGGTTACGAAGCAATCATAACCAACCAAATGACAGCCGCCACAATGCTGTTTGGTGACTTCTCACAGGCTATTCTCGGTCTTTGGGGTGGAATTGATCTTCAGGCGGATCCATATTCAAAACTTGAATACGGTTTGGTTCGCTTTGTTGCTCAACAAATGGTTGATGTTGGTGTAAGACAGCCGGGAGCATTCACCTATGCAAGTTCGATCAGCTAATATGAAACCTGAAACCAAGACATACAAAGTCTTAAAAGGTGTTGGGATTTATGGAAAGTTCTATAAAAAGGGAGAGCAGTTTACCGCTGCTCTTCCTTTCATTGTAGAATCTGAAGGACTTTACCGAGGGCTTTACGAAGTTGTATCAACCGAAACCGTAACACCCGAAGTAATGGAAGAAAAACCAACACCAAAGGCAAAGAAAAAGTAAGATGCCATATTCATCGGTATTCCCTATTTCTCAAATATTTACGAGCCCGTTGGCGGTCCCTATGACATTCAACGGGAGCTCTTATAAATGTGTATATGAGAAAACGGATATATCAGAAGAACTAAACGGTGAGAATTATCAGATAACCGCTGAGATTCCTTATTCAACCGCTGCCCTTATCGCAGATGGTGACACGGTAACAATTAACGCTATCAATTATAAAGTTTCTTACCGGAATGACACACCTATTGGAACCGTGATACTGTATTTATCTCTGGCTGATATGAGTGTTTCTGATCCATCGTTAGGAACTGAAATCCTTGGGGCTTCGGTAGTAAATTTCACTTCAGCAGATTGGGTAGTTTATAACGGAGCGACAAAAGCCGCTAACCTTGCAACTTTGCCCGCTGAGGTTGATTTAAATTCTTCATATATAGTTTACGAAAGTTATATCCCACTTGAAGAAGGTGCAACTTATTGTATGCAGGTAGTTGTATCAGTATTAGAAAGAGGCACTTTAAGGATAAGCGAGCAAGATAATTCTAACTTTCAATTTTGGATTAAAACTCCGGGAGTTCACAATTTATACTTTGATGTTAATTACGGCACAGCTCGGCATATTCAATATTTAACAGACGATTTTGGTCAACCCATTGTTGACGATAACGGAGATCGAATATATTATTATACAACATACATCAAATTATCAGCGCTTAATAACATTCAGAATACAGTGGTTTCCTCAATTTCCTTAAAGAAAGTGTTATGACCAGAGCCGACATTCTAAACGCAATGAAACAACGGTTTGCCACGATAAGCACAGCCGGAGGGTATAACTACACAGTTGCAAAAGCAGCCCTTTTTGATGTTACGCCAACACCCCGGAGCACAAATTTATTTATATCGATTGTGGACAAAGGTCAAACCTTAATAGGTGAAAACTTTGGAAGTATCAACCCTGACGATCTTGAGATTGAAGTGGATATTGTTTGCAGATTAAGAGTTCCAACAACAGGACAGGAAACAAACTACACCCTTGCGCCTGCAAAAATGGCAGCAGACATAAGAAGATCAATCGGAGTTGACGACACCTGGGGAGGTAAAGCATTTTTAACAAAATATCAAAGCGATTCAACCGAGATTCAAGCGGGTGAAACCGTAATAGTTCAAAGCACCGTGACGGTCACGGTTCAATTTAGAGTTTCAAAATGGAGCAATTAAAATGATTAAAGCGGATAAATGCCTTTTACTGGCAAAATTAGAGACCACTTACGGGTCAGACGCAGCCCCCACAAAAACGGCTAATGCCATGTTTGCAATGAATGTAAAGGTTTCAGGTGATTGGAAGAAAACCGAACGCCTTGCAGTCTCCCCCAATTGGGGTAAATATGCACCTGTTGTTGTTGGGCAGGGTGTCAAAGTAAATTTTGAAACTGAATTACATCCCTCCTCCGATGGAAGTGCAGCCCCTTTTATGGGTTGTTTACTCCAAGCCTGTGGAATGACTGAAACACTTGGCGCCCCAACTGTTACATATTCCGCTGTTCTTGCATATCCACCTGCGAAATCTGTTACTCTTTGGTTTTATATTTCTG